CCCGTGCGGTCGCCCGTCACCCACTCGGGGTTCGTGGGATCGCAGAAGTACACGCCAGGGAACCACGGGTCGGGGTAGGTCGAGTCGACCATCGCGCGCACGTTGATGTCGCACCAGGACGGCAACGTCTCCACCTGATTGCGGCTCGGCACGTTCGGGCCGCCGGGGCAGAAGAACCCGTCGGCGTTGGTGCCGGGCATGCGCTCATGGAACGTGAACGCCAGATGGACGCCCATGTGCCGCGCCAGACCCGAGAGCATGAGGAGGTACTTGTTCAACTGCTGAAAGGCGTAGAACTTGTCCTTCTTGCCGCTCTTGCCCGCCGGTGCCTCTTCGTTCCAGACCATCATGCTGCGGTCGCAGATGTGGCTGGCGTCGTCGATCACGATGGCGCCGTACTGCTTCGCCATCCCGGTGCGGCTGACGTAGTCGAGCAGGCCGACCAGCTCGGGCAACGTCTGCGGCGGTTCGGGATGCACGGCCGGCGTGAATCCAAGTTCATTCTGCGCAACGAGGGTGATGGCACTCGGCACCCCGATGCACAGCGCAGTCGGGAAGGCCGCGAGCACATCGCTCGTCTTCTTCTTCTTCGGTTTACCGTAGACCGTCACCATGACGGTCGGATTGTCGGACATGTGGTGGTACTCCGGTCCTGGGTCGACCTCGCCGCGCGGACCGCGACACGGCGAGGCCATTCCCTCACGCCCGCGGGCCGAGGGAACAAAGGTTGAGCCCGGCACAGGCTCCATACCGTCCATAGCACGAGAGCTCATTCTGCGCCTTCGGCCACTCCCACGGATTCTGCGTGAGGTCCAGCTGCGCGATCTGATGCTCGGCCCACCAGAGCCACTGCGCGAAGTGCGCGTCTCGGTGCGGCGTGGAAGGAACCTGCTCGCGCGCGACGACGCCGGGCTGGGTAGAGCTGATGAGGTTCAGGGTCAGCCCGCCAAACGCTTCGCCGTAGAGCTGGCGTCCCATGATGCGGAACGCGGCGAACCCGCCGTCGATGGCGTAGGCCGAAGCGCTGCTCTTCGCGTTCACAGACGCCTGATGTTTATGGTCCCAAATGTAGTAGCGTCCTGATCTATCCCGCGTTACGAGATCGATGCGGCGAGTGAGCGTGATGGGACGCCCGTGCTCTGCGTGGTCCGGCATGCACAGCGGTGTCACCTCGATGCTGGCACCGTCGAGGCTCCGCCACTCGCCGCCTACCTCCTCCCCGACCCACAGCCCGAACTGGTCGCGCAGCTTTCCCAGCACCGCCGTGACGGGCGCCTCCACCGCGATGACGTCGCCGGGCGACTCGGGGAACTTCGCCAGATAGGCGTGGAACACTTTCAGCATCTGCGGCAGGAGCTCGGAGCTGCCGTACTTGTCGCACCACGCCGCGGCAGCGTCCTCGGGCTCCAGGAAGACCGAGGGGTCGGTGTAGAGGGCCTCGTCGACCACGACACCCTGCGGCTGCGCCGCGCCCCAGATGGCGTGCAGGTGCGCCTGCAACGTGTGACCGATGCTGCCCTTCGCCAGCGCCTCGATCGGCGGAGACAGGTCGGGCGCGCCGCCCTCCTCGGGCGACAGGTCGCGCAGCCGGTACAGGTACGCGAAGAGCTGGGGGCACTTCGCGAAGTTGCCGATGCGGCTCCAGCCGCGGCTCGACTTGCCCGCATCAATGAGCATCTTCATTCGCCGTCATCCTCTGCGTCGAAGACAACGAGCTTCGACACGACGTCATCCACGATGGCTTCACGGTCTTCCATGCCGAGCAGCTTCTCGCCCATGCCGACAAGCTCGTCGGCGGCAAGGAACTGCTCGATGGGACCGAACTTGTCGGTCAAGATCTCGACGACCCGTTCATCGTAGGTCGAAGAGGCGACGACGACCTTCAGCAGCGTGGCCCGCCCACCATGCCGGTCGAACCGGCCACGCCACTGAAGGAAGTCACCGGGCTTCCAGGGGAGCATCGCGAAGATGGCAAGGTCCGCCGTCTGCATACCGTCGACCGCGATTCCGAAGGCCTGCCCCGTACCGATGAGACAGCAAGGGCCTGCGCTATTCCGAAACCCGTCGATCATGTCGTTGCGCTCGGACTCGCTTACGCCGCCGTGCCCAACCCAGACGACCGCACCATCTACGCCCTCGCCGGAGGAGACGGCCTTGCGGATCGCCTCGCCCCAGCGCTCTGCTTCCCGGCGACGCGCAGTGAACACGATGACCTTGCCGCCACCCTTCAGCCCCTCAAGGGCCTCCGCAACGACATAGCCACGCTTTCGGCTGCACGCCTCCGCGAGACGCGCCTCGATGAGACGTTCTCGCGCCGGCACATCCTCATACTCCCCGCGGGCCTGCCGTGCAAGCTGTTTGATAGCTTGATCGAAAGTTTGTGCGTCGTCGTAGCGCTCGGCCTTGTCCTGCGCGGACACCGGCAGGTAGACGACCTGAACGCGCGTCGGTGGCAGGCTGGAGTGGCTCTCGCTGTAGGGCACCTCGTGCGTGAAGAACGAGCACCGGGCCCGAAGCTCCTCGATGTTGCTGCTGCCCTTGTCGTCGAGGCCGCCGTAGGGGTTCGTCACGGCGTCGCAGTACCGCGAGGCGAAGTTGCGGTAGCTGTGGGCGAACCCGCCCGGCGTGAGCAGGTCCAGCTGCGACCAGAGCCGCCGCGGGCGCCCGTCGTCCAGCGGCGTCGCCGTGAGGCCCACGCGCAGCTGGAGGCTGCTCAGACGGCTCACGTCCATGATGGCGACGGCCCATGCGTCCTTGTCGCCGGACGCCGTCTGGCGTCGGTGGAAGCCCACCGAGCCGTCGGTCTGCTGCACGGCCTTCCAGCGCTTCGACTGCCCGTGGATGTGGAGCTCGTCGAGGATGAGCACCGACGGCGCGAGGCGCTTGATGAACTCGATGTTGTCGTTGAGACTCTCGGCTCCGACCACCACGAAGCGACGCTGCATGGCGGACTCGCAGTGCGCGACGTACTGGTCCCAGGTCATGTCGCCCTTGCGACGTTCGCTGTCAGGAAGCAGCCGCCAAGGCAGAATATTCGTGTATTGTTGGGTTTGTGTCCACCAGACGTGGCGCGCCTTGGCGGGACAGATTACGAGGACGGTGCCCCGTCGTGTGAGTGAATCAATCAGAGCGCCGACGGTCTTGCCGCTGCCGCAGGGCCAGATGTTCATGACCCAGGGCCGCGTGCTGGCCCAGGCCGCGCTGCGCTTCTGGTAGGGCGTCGCCATCCGGGCGACGTGCGGCTTGAGCTCGTTGCTCGCCACCTCTGCGTCGAGGATGTTGCGGCCCACGTCTTCCATGCGCTCCAGATCGTCCGGCGCCTGCGGCCACGGATGGACGAAGTCGGCGCCGTGCGCTGCCTGCGCCGACCAGCCCTGCACGCCCCAGCCCGCGAGGAAGTGCTCGACGAGGAACGCCGCGTGGACGGGAGCGTAGATGTCGATGTGCGTCGGCTCCCCGTTGGTAGGCCACTCGTTCTTCGTGAGGCGGTACTTCTCGCGCCCGCGCACGGCCCAGGCGAGGACGCCGGGGATGTGCTGTTCGAGCGCGGTGGCGTAGGGGGCGTGCTGCGGGTCGGGCAGCTTGTAGCGGTAGTGGGGCTGGTCCCACATGGGAGTCTCCGGGGGTGGGTCGAGCGTAGCGTGGCGTTACCGCAGCGTCAAGGAAAGTTGACGGCGTGGTTCGACGCCGTTAGCATCTACCCGTGGCGCACCTGCGTCGCAGGAGGTCCCCATGCATACGGCACCGACGTCTTCGTGCGTCATCAATCCCGAAACCGACCCGTTCATCCGTCTGATTGAGCAGCACCGAAAGGCCCGTCACTGGAGCTTCGCCGAGCTTGCTCGCCGCGGCGGCCTCACGCAGCCCGAGGTGTCTCGCGTCGTCCACGGCATCCGCATGCCGACGCTGCGGCATGTTCGCGGGTTTGCGCTCGCCTTCGCTTCGACTCCGTCCAGCACCATGAACGAGCCCACCACGCCGGCGGAGTGGATCGCTATGCTCGTCGACCTTGCGGAGGACGCACGCATGTCCGTGCGGACGAAGGATGAGTAGGCGGCAGCGCAAC